TAGCTCTTTATGTAAAGGATGATGCTTACAATTCTCCAAAATGGTGATGGTACGGATCGCAAAATAATCCTTACCGCTAATTTCATCCTTTAAATCTTCGAATCTTTCTAAGTGAATTATCCTATTTAAAGCTCTGTAAACGGAATAAACACCAACTAACTTACCATTATTGGTATAATCACTGTGGTATAGTGATTGAAGATAAACGGCATAATCCTTAGAGACATCCGATTTATCATAACTAACCTCTAAACCGTATTTTTCAAAGCATTTGAACAATTCTTCAGGGTTATCCGTTATATACACACCGTCATCCCCTTGTATTTGACAGAAGTCTAAAAATTCTATAACTCCACAGGTTGAGGCCACCAGATACTGTACGATCGAATCCAACTCGTTAGTGAAAGTGGATCCGGAAGGAACTCCATGGGCTCCATAGATAACTCCATCTGGTGTGACTACAGGAAGGTACTTAAATCTATACGCTATATAATCTATTGCACCGTGATACGCCTTTTGAAATCTTTGCTTAATGTAGTTCCAAGCAGCGGTTTGTAATCCTCCCTTAATCGATTTGTCATAATTTTTGAAGTCGATGGAGACCATATATAGATTCGAATTTTGTGCCTTATTGAATAATCTCGTCATAGCGTCATCCACTTGAGATGGGCTATTCAGTGCCGCGCGCCATGGTAATTTGCGTTGTACATCAAGAAGAGGACGATAGACGCACATTTCATTCAAAGTGTCTGCGATGCCTGGACAAATTGTATCTCTTGTTTTGCCTAACTCTTGAGTCCGTGTGAACAGTATAGCAGGCCACTCTCGTTTAAGTAACGTATCAAAGTCACTAAGTAGGCTTACTTTAGCAAATACCTTCTTCAACATAGTTGGAAGGCCTGATGAAGTAGAATTCTTCAGATACAGGATGGCACTAGATAGAGAGATGGGGCGTAATTGATAGGGCCGGTCACATTTGACACTGATGTCAGCTCCGAGTTCGTTATCACCATAAGATGAATAAAATACTTCCCTACGCTCTGACCACGGTATTGCTATCGATCTCGGTCCATATTTAGAGCGGTTTTTCAATTCTATGGCCATCAGGACATCATTTACCCTTTCAGTATTAGCGTTATAGATAGCGTCCCATCCTTCCAGGACGGCTTCCACAGTGATGGACTGTATAATAGGACTGGTCAAGACATCACTTTTGCCGGTAACTAATCTCTGATTATTAGAGGAAACTTTAAACTCCGCATCTCTTTCGAGTCCAAGTGAGCTAATTGGTTTGCTGTAATATAGGTTCATGATAATTCCTCCACATTGATTGATAGATTAAGTGGTTCTGGCATGTCAGGTAGACTCCTAATGTCTATACAAATTTGAATACTAGCCATAAGCAGTTACATTTTGCATTTTA